GTGGTAGCCCCGGAACGCTTTGCCGTGTCTACCGCCGCCGTGTTCCCTATACGGTGCGCTTCCGTGTCCGCGATTCGCATGATCTCGGAAACGCCGCCGCCGGTGTCATACCATTCCCATACCCGGTCTTCCCATGTCAGACCGTTGATGCGGAGATACACGATGCCCTCCACATCCTCGGCTGAAAGTTCTATATCCTTCCCAAACTGCTCATTGACCTGTCTAACGCCATTTGCCAATGCCAGAAGATACAGGTCTAGCAGTTCATCTATGATGTCCTCACAGTCCCGTCTCGACTTGATGCGCCCGTGCTCGTCGAAATGCCTCGTTATGCGAACGGCAAGCGCGTTCAGCTCGTCGATAGGAAAAATCATTTTCTGTCTTCCCGTTTCTGCCAGTAGCCACGGATGTACGTTCCCTGTCGGTTCACGTCACCCTTCTCATCCTCGGAAGCGCCGCTGTCCTTTGAAGCCGCTTCGTCCCCGCTGTTGGAACCGCCGTTTGCATCCGCAGCGGCGTTCTTCTCCGCGAGTTCCCGCGCCTTTTTCTGCTGCTCCTCGTACCATTCCATGCCCATGTTGTAGGCATCCTGCGTGTCCACAAACAGACCGCAAGCCTCATAAGCGCATTGGGGATGGATCTTGTCCTGTCCGAGCATCGTGACAAGCGTCTGGCTCTTGGAGAGTAGGTCTTCGTAGTTCCTGCGGGTGAACTTGGGTTCGACGTTGGAGGCATCTAGCTTCAAATCACCGAGCGTTCCGCAGATCTCCGTCACCAGTTCCAGAGTCCTCTGCTCCGGCTCGGAGAACATATTCTCAAAGTCCTGCGCCCTCGTCTCAGCGCCTTGCCAACCGTTCTTGAGTATGACCGCGCCGTTGTTGGAGCTATCGCCCGTAGAACCGTTGCCTTGGCTCGGCATACCCACGATCAGGTTGATAGCGTCGATGATGTTCTGTTTGAGCGTCTGGGTCTGGTCTTGGTTGAGCGTTTCGGAGATGACCTTGATGTCGGCTTTGTTGTCTCCGATGGATTTCAGCACCACCATTCCCGCCTCGCGGATGGTGTTCGCCGTCACGCCGTCCTCAAAGTCGCAGTTCGTGGCGATGAGAAGGGACTGGACGAACTGTTCCACCGCGTCCATGCGGTTGGATTCCAGGTTGTTCAGTTCATCCAGAAGCGGAAGGACGATCTCAAACGCGCCCAGCCTAGCGTCGTTCAGCGGGTACTCCACGATGGGGATATGAGACAGAGGATACGTCTCAATAGCCTCTACAACGCCGCTCTGCCATCCCTTGATGCGGTAGTACATACCGTCCGCGTACACATGGAACGTCTCTTCCTGCTCGTCGCTGACGGTGTAGTACACGCCCGCCAGAGGAGTGTGGTCGATGTCGTTCCGATAGATGACGAACGCGTTTCTGGGGTCAAGCGTCTGCAAATCGAACTGGACTTTCGCCTTTTTGTCCTTCGCGGGAAGCACGATGCGATACCCGGTGCCGCAGATCATCTGCCACTCCACCAGTCTCTTGTCTTTCCGCGCCTTACCCGCCATCCGCATGAGGTCGTTGAGCTTGGCAATCTGCTCGGAAACCGTCTTGTCGCTCACGGAAGACACATACTGGATGGGTTTACCGACGGTGTACCCGACCCTGAACGTCACGATGGCGTTTGCCCGGTTCTCTACCACACGGTTGCAGATTTCCGGCCGGACTTCCTTCTCTCTGGAAAGAACCGGCTGTTTGCCCTTGTAGTAGTTGTAGAGATATTCGATGTCCGTGCGGTTCGCCAGATGCTTTACATATGCGTCTCTCAGCACTCTGGTAACGTTGTCGCGGTTGATTTCTTCCGCACTTGTGGTGATCTCCTGGCGACCGTGGAGCAATTTAGTTGTCACAATAGGATTCTTTTCGGCCATGTTTTCCTCCGAACAATAAAAAATGAGCCACATCATACTCGATGTGACCCATACCTTCGGTCGTCACGCGGCACACACTCTCAGCCGCGCCACTTATTTACTTTTCGGGGGATGCTCCAACTTCCGCTTGATGCGGACTACCGCGATCCCGATACGTTCCTTCTTTACTTCCGCGATATCACCGTCCGCAAGTATGCGGTTGATGACTTCCAGAACGTCTTTGTTGCGTGTTATGTCAATCAAGTGCAGCCCACCTACCCATTAATTCAGTATGATTATAGCACAATACGCATAAATATGCAACGTTACGGAAAGAAATTGTATATTTTTCAGATAATCCGCTTCATTATCTCGACTTTGTTGTGGCTGAACATGGCAAAATCTATCGCCATAGCCAGTGAATCCGCAGCGTCGTCGTGTTTTGCCTGTTTCCCCGTCACAGTGAAGGAAAAAACGGACTGCATGAACTGGGTGTACTCCTTTGTACGGTGTCCTTCCGCTAGGAATATCATGTGTTCCCTTATATCCGGTGCCTTATCAAAGATCCTCTGCCTCTTGCCGTTTCCCGTGAAGTGACTGGTGTTGATACGCATATTGACCCGGATATCCTGTTTCCGTAATGCTTTGTCGATATCCTCGCCATACGATGCGGTCATCTTCGTACCTTCGACCTTTATCGCCTGTACTCCGTGTTTCTTTACCGCATTAACGATAGCAGGTTGGGAGATGGTCTTCTCCTCGTTCGTATACACCACGTCCGCGACATAGATGTCGTCCCCGAACTGATAGCACAACGGCGCAGCTACATAGTCCCCGCCGCCCCACGCCGGGTCTACCGCCATGAAGATGCGGTCGGGATCTCCTTCGGGTAATTCTCCGTTGTAATACTTCATCCCGGACGGTTCAAAAATAGACCCGTCTCTCTCGATGGGTTCTCCCTGGTACTGCGCCAACCACGATGCCATGTCAGAGTTTCTTTCAAACGATGCTCTGCGCATCTGGTAGTAGTTCGTAGAGAACCCCACGCCATAGTCATAGTCGAAGTTGGACTCGTCGTTCTCATCCAATGCGGGAGTGTTCAGTACCCTCCATCTCCTGTCCTTATACTTCGGGTCGTTCTCCAGCAAATCTATCCTAACACCTTGAGGGTCTACCAATGACCATCTAGTTCCTATCCACAAGACCTTGGCAGACTCTTTCGCGCGTGGAAGCATATTGTTATCGACCTTCGCCCATGCATTATTGAGTCTGTCCTTGTTCATGGCTTCCTCGATACCCGATATCAGGTCATCCGCTATCAAGTACCCGTTGCAGTCACACGCACCGTTCAGAGTTCCATACAAAGATCTTCCCGTAAATGACGCATAACGTTTCTTCCTGTCCAGATTAATCAGTTTATCCTGTGCGTTCGTAGACACTACTTTCGCCGTAGGGAAGATATCGAAGTACGAATACGTCACAGGATCACTTAATGTCTCTAAGATACCGTTATACAGCACCTGCACAACAGAATCCGTATACGAACAATACAAGTTGCTTCGCTCGGAGTTCCTTCCCATCACCCACGCCAAAAAGAACAGCATGATCGTCGTCTTTCCAATTCTCGGCGGGCACGACAGGAACAACTCATCTAACTCCCCGTCCTCCATCTCCTGCAACGCTTTACATACCGGCATCAATTTCTTACGTCTGGGAACCCAGAACTGCTCATTCAACGGACGATTCTTCTCGTTGTATCTCATGAAACAATCAAAATCATCCTTCGCATCGAACAACAGCGTCTTCCAGTACAAGTCCAACGCCCTACTGCCGCCATTCGTCTTGACCGATGCCAGAACCTTCTTCCGCAGCTCCTTGTTCCGAATATGATCCTCAGAAGACACCATCAACGCAAAGGCATCCTCCCACATCGAGATATCTTCCGACCCTAACAGCCGCAGTTTTAGCTTCTCATAGTCCAATTCCACACCTCATAGACACTCAAAAGTGTTTCCCCCGTATATTTTTCGTCTCTGTCCTCCGCTCATGAACAAATCACGCTATTAATGTTAAATACTGGAAGGAATGAAAGTATCTCTCCTATAAGCCATATAGCCAAGCCATATATATGCCAAGCCAAGAGAGAGCCTTTTTGTTTTTGCGAAATTTTCCGGAGTCTTTTTTCTTCAAAAGTTGTTTTCGGTATCAACCCCGCCCTCGACCCCTATCCCTATATCCCCACAGGGTAGGTAGGTATTCAGCCCAGGAAGAAAAGCCTATATTCCATGTAGGTTTATAGGCTTGTTCATACACCGTCACAAGTTGCTTGTATATCGGCATAATAGAAATTATTCCGATAAAATCCGCAAACCCTTGATAATACTGTATTCTTGAAATATGGATATACGCTATATGCACCAAGAATCATTGTATTATACAGATAGTATATTAATCTTCTAACTCCTGGTACTTTGTGGCTATGTCCTCCGCTGAAACATCAACAATATTTGTGTTTGGCGTGATTGTTATATCCTGGTTATCTTTCATGCCGTAATAGTTTTTTGCTCTAAAGATATACGGTACAGGATTTAACTTTCCTTGTGTTACCATTTCCGCATCATATGCTGCACAATATTCCTTTGCTGTTTTTATTATGTCTGCTACTTCCTGGCCTTTATATTGTGTTCCCGTCATTATGTCCCACATTGTCTTACGAGTATATCCCATGCAAAGACAATACTTTTCCCAGGTAGGACGTTGACCGTTGTTTATGCATTCAGAAAAGAAATAATCTGTTCTTTCTTTCCACTCTTTTATATCGGCTGGTTTAGTCTTCCCTATATCATACCATTGTTTTACACTGGCTAGCGCTTGCCTCACGTCGTTTTCGTCCTCCGGCGGTACTGTACTAGGAAAGTTATATTTTCCTCCGCGCCCGGTTTTTATGATTTGTGTTTCCTTTTCTTTACTCATTCAATCCCCTACTTTCGTTTAATTTGTCGATTCGCTCTCTAATCGCTTGTTTAATAAATCCGTTTACACTTTCCCCAACTTGTTGCGCAGCAGCTTGCAAGGCCGGCAATTCATCTAATGGATAGTCTAAAGGGATACGCTTTAGTTTTGCTTTTGCGTATGCTAGAGAATACTCTTTGCTTTTGTCTGAATACCTTGTCATTTGCTAATCCTCCATTTAATACCATGTTAGCATTTTAGCACGTTTACGTACATATGTCAAATTGCATAAAAACACGTACGTATGTTTGTGTATGTTTACGTACGTGTTTTACTTGCTATTCATACGTACGTATGTTATTATATATACAGTTAAAACACCTATTAAATTATATGGAGGTTTTTCAAATGCTTAGAACTAACAGCAAAAAGGTTTCCGAAAACATTCGGGCCTATATCATGCAGGACGAGGATTATCTGATCGAACGCAACGACGGCAACGAGCTTTCCTCCGTGGACGAGTACCTTGCTTTTGCATGGAACATCTTCCACGATGAGAAGCGGTACGAAATCGAAAGAAACTACAGTTGTGCGAGCTTTCCGATTTTTAAAGACTGGGCATCCGGTCTGGCTCTCGGCGGTCTGTTTTGCTATTACTACAACCGCAGCGCAGTTGATGATCTCGGCGCGATACTAGAAGAAACCGAGGAAGAAAAATCCCGCTACACAGAACAGCAGGCCGAGGAGCTTCTCACGCGGCTAATCTTCCGCGAAATGGAAAACGCCTGGAGACGTGAGTTCCGCAAGTCGGTAAAGGTTTCATAAATTGGTTTATCAAGCCCACAAGTAAATAACGCTTGCGGGCTTTATTAAATCAATTTATTGGAGGTATTGAAACAATGGAAAAGACCATGAACAAAGAAACAGCTCACAATGATTTCGGGCATATGGTAATGAACAGTTGGACATATAACCGAATGACCGAAGAGGAAAAAGATGCTTGTCTTGCTTCAATCCTATTCGCAAAAAATCAAGGTTTACTTTTCGGAACGTATAAACAGCGCTGGCAGCAGCTTGACGCGATTTATCACGCTTTTCTTCTTGGCCTCGGTTATAGCGGCCCGAATTGGCGCGAGCCGGAGCCGGACAAAGTACCAACATTTTAACAGGAGACCAACACCATGCCACTATTAATAATCCTTTTACTATGGTTTATTATCCGGCGCTTGACGCGGCCGCGCAAAAAGCCTGTTGATTACGAAAAAATCCGATTGCAAGAACAGCGTGAACAGGAACGACGGGAAAAAGCCATGCTGCGCCAAATCGAACTGAATCGGAAAAGACAAGAACAGGAACAGAAGAAACAAGCAGCTCGGAATGCTGCAATAGTAAAATCAAAACAACTTGAATTGTTAGTTGCTGAATACGCTAAATACATTCAATCTTTACAGCTAGAGCTTGAAGATAGTAACATCTCAATAACACGATACAATCAAATTCAAAAAGAGATTTTGCGGGCGCAAGAAAAGATAACCAAATATGGCAACGATGCAAATAAACTCTATTTTGACTCGCGATTGTAACAGAAAACCGGTTGACGCTGTTCAACCGGTTTTTTCATACTAAAGTTTTATATTATGCCGATATCGTTTTTAAGCCTTGTAAACGCGCCTATAATCGTTTCTTGTGTTTGCCTATGTTCCATACCCCCAAAGCCATACAAGCCACTACGCAAGCGAAAAAACAGCCTAAAACAGCATGATACATAGTTATATACCACTTGACGCGCGTTTTATAGTGGCTGCAATCGCTTTTCCCGTCTTTCCTGGTATCCATATACCAAAGAACAGAAAACGCAATACAGATCGAATTAACGCTATTGTGGCAAGGCTTGACAAGCTGCACCGTCAGCACCACCACCGGCGGCACCACCACAGGGATCTCCTTGCGGCGCTTTCTGCGACTTTTCCTTTCTGTGCGTTTTTGCTTTCTGCGTCTTTCTGCGACTTTTCCAGAATCTTCTGCATGGATCTGTCGATATAAAAACGCCCTGGGTGTTCTCCACTTCACCCAAGGCGTTCTGCTATAACTGCTAAACAAGATATGGAAGTTGTGCCAATTTCATGGCTTGATGATGTGCGGCTGTTCTGCGCTGGACGTTCTTCGCCGCGTCACAACGTCCTTCTGCGCTTATGTGTTAGGTGGAATCACGTCCTTTCTGCGCTGCCACGATGATGCCTATGACCACCCAGATGATGGACGGCAGCAACACCAGCCACCATGAGCGGTCGAGGATACCTAGGATCTTCAGTACCACCAGAGCGGTCTGCACCTGGCTTATAACGAGGTCAAGATACATCTGAGCTCACCTCGTTTCTGTTGAGCTCGATTTGTTTGAGCTCGGCTTTGAGTTGAGCTCGTTCGTCATCGGTGAGCTCAGTTTTGAGCATCTTGTTCCATTCTCGGATGTATGCTGCGTAGTATTCATCGTTCTGCATCTTTCTGCCCTTTCAGAGAATGCTTTACACGGTCGCGTTCTTCGGCTTTCTTTGCGTCGTTCCACTTGTCCATCGTTCCCACAAGATATCCTGTGGTTGCCTAAATGCGGCGAATACGTTCAAAGAAGATTCCCTTGCCGCGTTTCTCCGCTTTCATTTAATCACCCCCTTCTTTCTTCCACTCTTTCGGCTCACTTTCTGCGTCCATCTCCATCACGGTCATGATACAGTAGTTGGCGAGATCCAGAAGCGTATCCCGGATTGATTCGTCTGCGACGTGCTGCACGTCCGCGTTTCGGCTCACAAGGTTATGGATGCGGTTGTACTTGTCCCCGATGCGGATCGCAGCCATCACCAGACCGTAGTCCTTGTAGCTCGTGGCGAATGAATCGCCGTAGTCCCGGTTCTTCTTGTCGTACAGTCGGTTCAGCTCATAGCAGACCTGTTTATGTCGTTCTGTGTTTGTCATTTCTGTCCTCCATTGGCTGTGGTCTTTATGTTTGTGGCGCTTCATGTTTCAAATCCTGCGGCTTCCATTTCGGCTTTGGACATGACGTGCTTCGGCTCGATATGGATTCTGTGATGGATTCTGTCTATCCCGTTGACCTGCTCCACGATGATGTTTTTGTCCGGGTTGTCATCCATCCACATTTCAAGCACTCGGAGACAGCGGCATATTGTTTCGTCCGGGATGTTGACGCGAACACCAACGGTTATCTCAGTTGCTTTCGCCATGTTCTACCTCCATAACGGGCCACGCGAATCCAAAATCGGAACGTTTAATCTTGCATTTTGGCTCCCCCTCCTTCCAGAAAACGATCCCCTCGATGTTGTGAGCTTCGAGGTATTCCCGTATTCCGCTGAATGTCCTTTCTACCTCAATTCGCTTTACACCGTGCGGTTCAAGAATGTCATCGGAAAGACCGTAAGGATTTGATTGAAAATGTGGCCCGATTGCTTCATATGTTCCGTTTTCTTTCGGAAACGGGCTGTTATTAAATGCGTTCACGAACCATTTGTCAGCAGGATTCGCCCAATCGACAGCTACCCAATGAGGCCAATGCCCTGTCACTGGATCTGGATCACAACATGGAATAGACCCCTCTGGCGGTTTTTTCCCTTTCTTCGCGTCGTATCGTTTGTAAAACACTCCATCAATGATAGCCGTGCATGAGCCGTCAATCTTTACGGTTGCAATCCCGTCACCGTCAAGAACCCACTCCATACCGGGAGTTACATTTTTGGTTATTCCGACAACTTTGTGGTTGTCATATTTCCGCTCAAATAACGTTGGTATTTTTTTCATTGTTCTACCTCCTGTTTCAGCCACCTCTCCGTACACTTTACGCAATCCCAGCGCTTGCATTCTTTTGTGACAGGATCAACTTCATCCTCGGACGCATCGCACCACGGCTTTTCAAATGCGTCATTTTCTAGGAATGTCGCCAGCTCTTTCACATCCATCGTCTGTATTCTTCCGATGTTCGTCTTTGAGGCGAGTATCTTTCTGTGTTCTTCACCATCTTTGTACCCTTGGGAATATCCCTCTTTATATCCCTGTATTTTTGCTTCTATCAGAGTTTCCGGTCGTTTAATTATTTCATACGGCATTCCTCCACCTCCTGTTGTAGCCACTTCAAATGTGATGCGACAGATGCCGATGGAACAGAAATAATATCCAAGCCTATGCCTTGCACTTCCAGAAATTGAATAATATCCTCCTCGCATCCGTGGCATATATCGTAAATCAAAACGGCAAGCGCTTCGTCATCCATCGCTCGGATAAAATCGCCGTTAGTCATTGGTTGCCTCCTGTCTGAGCCAATCGATCCAAAGAACGCTGTCAACGCTTGGAACAACTGCTTCGCTGTCATAGTGTTTGGCGATTGCCGTTGCAAGCCACTCCGCCAGCTCCTCATCTCCCATGCCCCGGATGCGGTCGGCGTTCGTGGGCTTCTTTCGGTTGAAGAACTCGTCCGGGTCGTACTTTGGA